TTCTCACAAAACGCCGTCATTCGGTAAACGTGAATAAATTCAAGGATTCACATATGGAAATTTCACAAGAAACAAAAACTGCGCTTTACAAGATGATCCACCACTCAGAGGGCGTTACACCTAAAGATGTGGCAGACGTTTTAGATATTTCGCACAAAACTGTTTTGAACTATGCAAATCCGAATATGGACCAGCATTTACCAAGCCTTAAAGCATTTGAAACAACTTTGATTTATACGCAGAACCCAGCGGTGCTTAAAGTTTGGGCGCATAAATTGGGCTTAATGATGGTGCCAGTTAAGCAGGCAACTGAAAAAGAACACCAGGTCAGTGTGCTTGAGTCGTTATTACATCTAAACATTCATAACGGCCAAATGAACAAACATGTGCATGACATTCTGGAAGATGGTGTGGTTACACCTGACGAATTGGGCGAAACCCTACTTTTAATTGAGTCATTAGAACAAGAGCTTGCCAGTTTTAGAAAAGCGATCGAAACAGAGGCAAAGAAATATTTATCGGCTGCACAAACAGAAAAAGCCTGATTTCACGGATCAGGCTTTTAACGTTGATAACCAAAAGGAAATCAAATGAACATGTTGGCTAAATTTAATCACGAACAACAGGTGATGTCTAGTAAAGAGTTACTAGAATTGATCAATCAGGTTCGTCAAGGCATGGGTGAGCCGTTACTTCGTCTGAACAGTTTTAATGCAAAAATTGAAGATGAGCTTGACGGGGAGAACTACACAAAAAATGTAGTTCAAAATTTCAACAATACCGAGTCAGTCGTTTTTGATCTAACACTTGAGCAGTGCATGTTGATCGGGATGCGTGAATCGAAATCGGTTCGCCGTCATGTTCTGCATAAATTGAAAGAAATGGAGGTGCAGCAATCGCATGAGCTCAGTCGCTTAGAAATTTTGCAACTAGCACTTGATTCAGAACAAAAAGCGATTGCCTTACAACAGAAAGTTGCAGTGTTAGAACCTAAGGCGCAGGCATTAGATGTGATTGCAGACACCACAAACACGTACAGCATCCGCGAGTGTGCCAAGACCATTGGCATCCAAGAAACCAAGTTGATTGATTTCATGCTCAAAAAACAGTGGGTGTATCGAGAGAACAGCAGACACCGCCGTTTATGTGCTTATGCGCATCGAGTAGAGCAAAAAGTAATGGTTAATAAAGTTTCAAAGGTCGTGGCTTGTGACGATGGTGACAAGGTTTTTACTCAGGCACGTATCACGGCGTTTGGTTTGACTCGCTTAACTGCGGCTATTGAAAAGGCGGGTTTGAAATGAGGTATTTGTCACTTTTTTCTGGTATCGAAGCGGCAACTGTAGCTTGGAAACCTTTAGGATGGACGTGCGTTGCTGTATCAGAAATTGAGAAGTTTCCTTGTGCTTTACTAGCTCATTACTATAGCAATGTTCCAAATTTGGGTGATGTCACAAAAATAACAGAAGAGCAAATTAAATCACTTGGACGAATTGATTTAGTTGTATTTGGCTCTCCTTGTCAGGATTTATCTGTAGCTGGCAATAGAAAGGGGTTTGATGGTGAGCGCAGCAGCTTATTCTTCGCGGCAATTAGAATTATTCGATGGGCTAAACAATTCTGCCAATGCCGATTTGCACTCTGGGAAAACGTGCCAGGCGCTTTTAGCTCAAACAAAGGTGCCGACTTTGCAGCAGTGGTTGAGCAAATGGCAGGATGCAGAAATATTACAACACCCAAAAACGGGTGGGGAAGCGAGGGCGCAGCGTTGGGCGACTTTGGATTGCTCGAATGGGCAGTATTGGACGCGCAATGGTTCGGCGTGGCGCAGCGACGCAAGCGTGTGTTTGCTCTCATCGATTTTGGAAACTGGTTTGATCGACAACCGATACTTCTTGAGCCAGAAAGCTTGCGTGGGAATCCTACGCAGAGCGGCCGCACGAAAAAAGACAATTCCTCCGCTGTTGCTAAATGCCTTACAAGACGTGGCGCAGGCGGTTTAAATCAAGATCCTGAAACAGCAAATTTTGTTGTGCACGGCTCACAAGACCCAAATATTAATTATGACTTAGCGCATTGTCTTGGTCGTAATAGAGGGCGTGAAAATGTTGTTTTTGAAACCGCTGCGACACTCACCCGAGGATTTGGAGACAGGGGGGTGGATGCTGATCAGATTGCAAATGGTAACTGTGCAATACAGAACAAAAAAGTAAGACGTCTAACCCCTCTTGAATGTGAGCGACTCCAAGGATTTCCAGACAATTATACAAATATACCTGGTGCAACTGACACACCAAGATATTCAGTTCTAGGTAATTCAATGGCTGTTCCTGTAATGCGTTGGATAGGCGGACAGATTCAAAAAGTTATTGGGACAATTGTATGAGCAAATTTATCCCTAACTCATTCCAAGTACCAAACGCTTTTGTCGATGAAGTTTTAGACAAAATATCTGATTCAGCTTGCAAAATTTACCTTGTGATTTGTCGCAAAACACGTGGCTGGAATAAAGAAATGGATTCTATTTCTTTAACCCAGTTTGAAGAAATTACAGGTAAAAGCCGTCCAACCATCGTCAAATGCCTTAAAGAATTGATCAAAATTGGACTTGTTATTGAAGAAGAAAGCACGATCCACGGTAATACATTTAAGCTTGGAAATGAGACTTCAATTGGCTGTGTTTTAAACTTTCCTAGTAAAAATATTTTACTAGATGAATCAAATTCGAGTAGTAAAAAATATTTACCACTGCTAGTTAAAAATTTTAACCACGCTAGTAAAAATATTTTACCGCTGCTAGTAAAAATTTTTAACACACAAAGTATCACTATCAAAAACAACTCTCAAAGTAATAAAAAAATAAATAAAAAAGATTCGGCTCAACAACCTGAATCTAAAAAATCTGAGAGTCAAAAATCAGAGAAATTTGATTTTAAAAACGCACTCATTGAAAACGGCGTTTCTGAAAAACTCGCTACTGAGTTCATGCAAGTTCGTAAGGCCAAAGGCGGCGTAAGCACTGAACGTGCATTTTCACTTCTTTCAAAACAGATTGAGAAAGCGAATCTCAGTTTCGTACAAGCGATTGAGTTTTGTTTGAACCGCCAAAAGCCTTGGGCAGCGTTTGAAGCGCAATGGTATTTCAACGAACAGAATCGTTCTTCACAGCCTCAGCAAACAAATCAGCGTTACCAACGCCGTTTTGGTAACTCACAGCCACAAGCGCCAGAAATGCGCGATGTAATGGGAGAGCATGCATGAGCAATATTCAATTATTCCAAGATGCATTTGCCGTGGATTTTCCAGTTGACGTGGCTGAAATGGTTCTTTCACGCATTGAAATGATTCATGGCGCAGATTTCCAAAAGCTCTATGGCCATTTGTCGAATGATGAGCTTACACAGCTTGCATGCACAGTTCTTGACGGTATTTCACCAGTTGAGCTTAAGCGCGGTATTCAACGCATGAATACTGAGAAGTGGTGCCCGAAGTTACCAGAGTTCCGTTCATGGTGCGTTCAGGCGGGTGACTGGTGGACTGCTGATCAAGCTTGGGCAAAGACTTTGAATTTTATCAATGACAACAATCTGCCAATCACAACGCTGGCAAAAGCGGCATTTGATGAAGTGAAACATATTCTAGAAAACGAGGGTCAAAAATCGGCACATTACGCTTTCAAAGATATTTACCAGGATTACCTTGTTCGGGCGCAAAAAAAAGGCAAAACCCAAGAAATGTGGGTCAAACCTAAAAAAACACACAAGTTAACCCATGACCGCAAAACTGTGCAATGTCCAGCACACCTTATGAAACAAGTTAAGGGCTTGAATAAGCTGTCAAAAGGAGACGCAGCATGACTCCTACAGATGCAACATATATTGAAAATGATGGCACATATTGGAAGTCGGAAAATGGTTGTTGGTATTACTGGGATGAAATATTTGAATGGTGTTTTTATGTGGGCCCAGTCAACCAAATGTTTTTTGGAAATAAAAGAGAAATTGGGGTGAACAATGAACGCACATAAATTTGTAGCAGAGTTTGGGGTTGAGAGAGCTAAGGCGGTTTTAGAGGGTGCGCCTAAAGACTCACTTTATTTGAATCAACTTACAGGCTTTTATTACAAAATCAAATGTGATGATGTGATGTATGGCTCGGATGATGAGTCAAAAGGGGGTTGGGTAGTTTCAACTTGGCCGATTGAAGATTTAGGCAGATCCAAACATACAATTTCTTTAGAAAAACTCAAACAGGTGGTTGAGTCGCTGAAGCTGGTTGAAATTCATAGTTATGAAAAATCCAAGGAAATCGTAAAAAATGCTCCAAGTGATGATCATTTTTATTCTTGGAAATTAGGTAATTCAGGTGTTTACGATAAAACAGTAAATATTGGTGAATTAAAACAAGCCATCGCAGACTACGAATCCATTTATGGAGGTGAGCATGTTTAAGGTCGGGGATAAGGTTGTTTTAATTGAAGGTGAAGATAGTCGAATCTTTGTTGTTGATTTTGCAGGATGGGATACAAATCTTTCTGTTACTGGCCTAGGTAAATACAAAGATATACGAGGATATGTCTGGGATAAGAAGTTATTCAGATTGGCTACCAACGAAGAAATCGCAGCAGGCCACCGCATTGACTTAGAAGAATTAAGAGGCTGTGACACATCTCCAAATTGCAAGAAATATAAAGAGAGGGTTGGAAACAATGAAGCTAACTAAGACTCAACGTGAAGAACTCAAACAAAAATATGCAGGTCGGTGCGCTTATTGTGGTGATGGTCTGACTGATAAGTGGCATGCAGACCATCTTGAAGCTGTGGTACGTGATCTGGTGACAGGAAAGCCAGAGAAGCCAGAAAACGATGTCTATGAAAATTTAATGCCAGCATGCACAGCTTGCAATCACAACAAGCGTTCAATGTCTTTAGAGTCTTGGCGCTCTCTTCTAGCGCACTATCGTGATATTCAAGTGCCTCGTGACTGCTCTCAGATACGCCACTTAATGCGCTTTGGATTGGTTGAGTTCATCCAGAAGCCTGTGACCTTTTACTTTGAATCAAAGGATGTTTGAGATGGATAAGTGTAAAGAAGAGTTTGAAGAAACATTCAAAAAGTTGAATAAGATTTCATTAAGTGATCATGCTGTTATTTTTGGTTATCCAAAACGTGAAGAAGCATTTTTCAATGCAGCATGGCAAGAACAGCAAAAGCGGATTGATGAACTAACAGTTGGTTGTGGTTTGCAGCGAGACCATATCAAAGGATTAGAAGCGGAACTCAAAAAGGCTTGGACTACCGTGGATCAAGAAGGCCACAAAAAACATGGATTGGTAATGTTGCTTAAGTTTATCAAAGAGCATTTTGAAATGAATGATCTTGACAAAGCAATGCCGCGTGTGTACGAGGAGTTAGAACAAGCACTCAAAGGGGGTGGAGCTTGAAAATACTAGTTGGTGTCGATACTGGTGTAAACACAGGGTTCGCAGTAGCAGTTGATGAAGGACAAGGCGGTTATCTCATTCAGGTTATTTCTTTAACTATTACTCAGGCAATGGAGCGAGTTAAAGAGCTTTGTGAATTATACGTTAAATCAAATGTTCATTTATTTATCGAGGATCCACGGAAGCGCACATGGTTTACAGGTGGGCGAGAAAAAGCACAGGGTGTAGGGTCAGTGAAGCGTGATGCTCAAATATGGGAGGATTGGTGTAAGGAAAATAAAATTAATTACACGCTGGTCCACCCAAGAGACAACTGTACCAAATATAAGTCAGAAACATTTAAAAAAGTAACGGGTTGGGCAGGGCGTACCAATGAACACGCGCGCGATGCTGCAATGCTTGTACATCGCCGTTATATTCGAGCATAGAGGGAAACATGTCAGAACTATTGTTGGACTTAAAAGGTGACCTACGGGCAATAGCAGAGGTGATTGGTCGCCAGAAGGCACTGTATCTGGTTAGTCAATGCCCAAGATATAAAGTCGAAAAAAGAACAGGTCGCGGTCAGCTTTTACTTTATATTCCACAACCCTGTCGTTTAAGAACCAATCATAAACTGGTCAATATGTTGGGTTATGCAGATGCAATGAAGTTATGCACAATCTTTGGGGGGGAATTATTAGTACTGTCACAGTGTCGCCATATTCTGCTGAAGAATAGAAATGAGGGGATTAGGGCAATGTTAGATATAGGTTTTAAAATAGAGGATGTTGCCCGATATTTTGAACTACACCCGCGTACAGTCAAAATTACAGCCTGTAGTTCAACCTAAGCTCATGTGAAAAAGTGAATAATGAAATAAAACACTCATCTATTTCAAAATAATCAAAACAACACTTTTGAGACTTCAACAGAAATGAGTTGGCATGATTTTTATGAAGCAGTAGTCAAGGCACTAAACGATTTTCAGTTTTTCATTGCTGGCTTGTTGGGAGCAACGGTTGTGACCAGATACCACAAAGACCGCTTGAAAAATGTATGGGATTACGCCGTATTCATCCTATCAGGGGCAATCACGGCACATTACCTGACTCAAGTCGTAATTCATTTATTTCACCTTGAGCCTATCCATGCAGGTGGTGTGGGGTTTTTACTTGGTGCATTTGGTGGGATGATCATTCAAGAGCTAACCACTTGGATCAAGACTGGTGCATATAAAGACCAAAATTTCTTTTCTTATTTTGCAGACATCGTAAAAGAATGGCTCAGTCGAGGTAAGAAATGACAGATTTCAATACCAATATCACTCGGCTGTTACGTGCTGAAGAAGGTGAAGTCCTAAATGAATATAAAGACCATTTGGGATATTCAACCATCGGGGTGGGTCGCTTAATCGATAAGCGCAAGGGCGGTGGCATCACGGCAGAAGAATCAGCTTATTTGCTCGGCAATGATATTCAAAAGCGACTGACCGAGCTTGAACGGAAATTACCATGGATCAAATCACTCGATGATGCACGCCGTGGTGTCCTTGTATCTATGGCTTTCCAGATGGGAGTCGATGGCTTACTTGGTTTTAAAAACACTTTAGAGATGGTGCGTACAGGTCGTTATACAGAAGCAGCAAAAGGCATGCTCAACTCACTATGGGCAAATCAAACACCACAACGAGCAAAACGTCATTCTGAACAGATGCTAACTGGTCAATGGATTATTAAGGATGGATTTTAATGAATCTAAACTTGATTGGTGCAATTACAGCTATTTTGGTTACATTATTTCTGGTGTGGTGTGGCTATGACTATGGCTACAACAAGGCGAAGTCAGAGCAAATACAATCATACCTAATTCAATTCAAGCAACTTGAGGAAAAGCTCAAAACCGCCGTTGATAACGAGCGTAAGGCTTACGCTACACAAGAGCAAATAGAGTCTAAATACCTTGATAAAATTGAGGAAATAAAGCACAATGAAACACATCTTATTGATCAGTATCGTGCTGGCTCTTTCCGCTTGCGCGACTCACTCAAACCTAAGCAATGTCCAGATGTGTCCACAGTTGCCAGCACCACCAGCAACAGTCATGCAGACACAACAGGCGGACTTCTCGACACAGATGTCGAGCTTCTTGTTCGGCTTGCCGCTAAAGCAGACGCCGTAACAGAGCAGCTAGCCACTGCACAGCAGATCATCATAGAAGATCGGGAGCTGTGCAATGGGTCAAAATAGCATCGCTCAAATGAAAATAAATATCATTTATCAAGGTACTTCCTTGGGGCCACCCCAAGCGGGGGCAAAGACCTCGCGGGTTTTCATATCTGCGTGAATTTCAAAATCGCACCAAACTACTATATCTCGCATAAACAATGGGTTGGAATTTGAGCTTAAATGGCGGAGTTAAAAAAGGGTCAAATCGTAAATAGGACGGGGCTTTCAGATGTTTTTGGAGTGGCTTTAACTACGATTGATTCTTGGGTTCGTCTGGGCTGTCCAGTTGTAGTCCGTGGTCGTGGAAAAGGTCAAGAATGGCAGTTTAATACAGCTCAAATTGCTAAATGGTTGCAAGATAAAGCGGCTGATGATGCAGCAGGGGAAATACCCGATGACATTAATCTTTTAAGAATAAGAAAACAAAAAGCAGAAACAGAATTAGCGGAACTCATGCTTGCTGAAAAAAAAGGGCAGGTCGCATTAATCTCAGAATTTGAACAGGCTCAAGCCGTGGTATTTGGCATCATTCGCTCAAACATGATGAATATACCGCAACGTGCAGTTTTACAACTACTGGGTGAAACAGATGCACGTATTTTTAAAGAAAAACTGAGAGCTGAAATCGTACTGGCTTTAGAGACTGCCGCTGAAGCTGAATTGGAGGATGATGAGGATGTCTGATTTATCTTTATTCAGTAATTATTATTCAGTGATGGATGCACTTAAGCGATCAATGGAGCATCTAGTTCCACCACAAGATATTAAACCAAGTGTTTGGGCTGAAAAAAATATTAAGATTCCCGCGGGTAATGCGATACCTGGACCAATTAATTTTGACAATGCGCCTTATCAACGTGGCATGATCGATGCGATCAAAGAGTATGGTGTACGCCGTATCACTTATATGACGGGTGCACAGCTTGGCAAAACGACTATTCAACAATGTGCAACGGGTTACTTTATTGCACATGAGCCAAAGTCACAGATATTTGTTCAACCCACGCAAGGTGATGTTCAGACTTTCTTAGAAACCAAACTACGCCCAATGATTGAGGCAAACAAGTCGATTGCACATAAAATGGCAAAGCCCCGCAGCCGTGATGGTGTAAATAACAGCCGTATGATTTCTTATATCGGCGGGTGGCTTATGTTTTCATGGGCAGGTTCCCCTAAAACCTTGCGTTCACGTTCTGCCCCAATAACCCATGCAGATGAAATCGACGGTATGGAGGCTACAGCGGAAGGCGATCCTGTTGAGTTGTTGTCGCAACGTTCTGCTACTTTTGGTGATCAAGCGCTGAGGACTGAATCAAGTACCCCAACTGTAAAGGGTGCTAGTCGTGTTGAATCTGCATATTACCGCGGTGACCGTCGTCGTTATTACGTGCCATGTCCTAAATGTGGTGAGGCGCAGTATCTAAAATGGGAAAATGTTCATTGGAATGGTAGGCAATCAACCAATATTCAGGATGCTCGTGAAGATTTAGATCAGGAACATGATGTTGATTCGGCTGGTTATCGGTGTGAATGTTGCGATCAGATTTGGTCGGATGGTGAGCGTATTGCGGCTATTCGTAATGCTGAAAAATTAGGGCATGGCTGGAAAGCGGAACTGCCCTATAAAGGGCATATTAGTTTTCATGCACCTGAGATGCTTTCTACATTTCGTAAGATGTCAGATATTGTCCAGTCCTATTTAGATAAATTAGCTTTGGATGATTTACAGGTTTTTGTGAATGTATCGCTCGGTGAAACTTTTGAAGAAAATGCAGACAAAGTTGATTCTGGAACCTTGCAGGCTAGAGCTGAGGAATATAAAGCTACGGTGCCATTAGGTGGAGTGTATCTAACTTGTGGTATTGATATGCAGATGGATCGGCTTGAACTTGAAATTGTAGCTTGGGGTGTGGGTGAGGAGAGTTGGTCCATTGATTACCGTGTTTTGTGGGGAGATCCTCTAGGTGAGGAAGTTTGGCAGGATTTAGATGATGTGCTGGAAGAAACCTATATGCATGAATCTGGATCTCAACTCAATATTTCAGCAGCATGTTTAGATACAGGTGGTACGAAAGGCTATACACAAGCCGCCTATGAATATATTAAAAGTCGCCGTAGCCGTAAATTATTTGCCATTAAAGGTCGTGGTGGATGGGGATTACCTATTGTACAAAGCCCGCAGCGCAAACAATCTGGTAAAGATAAACGTAAAATTGACTTGTTTATTGTGGGTACAGATGAAGCCAAGCTGGTTGTTACTCGTCGTTTGACTTTGGAAAAAGGTGGACCAGGTTATTGTCATTTTCCTATTCAGCGAGAGGCAGAGTGGTACAAGCAACTGACCGCTGAAAAATTGGTACTTAAATATATTAAAGGTCAGCCGATACGCGAATGGCACAAGCCAGATCGAGCGCGTAATGAGGGCTTGGATTGTCGTGTTTATGCATTAGCTGCTTTAAAAATCATGCAACCTAATCTCAAACGCATTAATGAACGATTAGAACAGCATGATGTACAGCAATCTACGGTTAAAGAGCCTGAACCAAAACCGATTGCAAACAATGTAGCGAAGGTCGTGGTTCGTAAAAAACAACAGATTCATGAAAAGTCATCATCTACTGTTATTAAAAAGAAAAAAGTGTTTGGGAATAAGAAATAAGACTTTATAGATTAAATAATCTAGATTTACACATCCGAAATATTGGGTAGATTAAAAGCAATACCGAATACCAAGATATTGATAGAAACCCTAGATTCTTAAACCAAAATTTTGCATCAACAATAATTAACGTCATTATGAACAGCATAAGTAAAACACTAAACAAAATCATGTAATATGCAAAGTCTTTCAAATCCAATGCCATTTAAACTTTTTGCGATTTATAAGAATAGGGTGATTTAATATTCATTGTAAAGATTTGAAAAAGTGAATAATGAAAAAATAATGATGATTTCCGAAGATAGTCTTAACTGGCTTACTTCGGTCATCATCATTCATGAGTTGTATTCGATTCCCTAAAACAATTACCGCAGGGGTTACGCTGAATTTTCGCGCAACCTTAACGGCTTATCCTGCTTCATCTGGTTGGTCTTTAGTTGCGTATTTGCGTGGTAATTCTGCCATAGACTTAAATTCGCAAGCTGATGGCAATCAACACCTATTTAATATTCCTGCCGACACAACCAAAAACTATAAAGCGGGTCATTATGGTTATTCATTACGCGCTATTCATACCACTGGATTGATTGATGAAATTGAATCTGGTGTGGTGGAGATCAAAGCTGATCTAGCAACCGTTACTGAAAATAGCGATCTTAGAAGTCATGCACAAAAAACTTTAGCTGCAATTGAGGCGGTTATTGAGAATCGTGCCACGCTGGATCAAGAGCGTTATCGCATTAATAACCGTGAATTATACCGAACTCCTTTTGACACTTTGGTGAAACTACGCGGCTTCTATCGTGCGGAAGTGGCTAGAGAACAGGCCAAAGCTTGCGGAAAAAGCATCTTCGGTAAAGTCATTCGTGTACGTTTGGAGTAATGGTCCATGATCAATGTATTTAAACGCCAAATTCCAGAAGTACCTGATGTATCTCAAATCAATCAAGGCTTAGATAATGATTCACTGGTAAAAAAAGGCAGTCGAGTATTTCGTAATGCAGTGAGGATGTTTAAAGCTGGTGTGAATGACCGTCTGACCAGTAAATGGCCATCAACACCTTTACCAGCGGATTTAATCATTGAACGCTATCAGCGCATCTTAGTTGCGCGGAGTCGTGAGCAATGTGCCAACAATGATTATGGAAAACAATATCTACGTTTGTGCCATCAAAACATCGTGGGTCCACAAGGGGTATTGCTACAGGCTCAAATCACAAATAATGCAGGTAAGCTTGATAACAAAACCAATGATGCGATTGAGCTAGCTTGGGATAATTGGGGTAAAAAGCACAATTGCGATATTCAAGGTAAAAAATCTTGGCGATCAATCCAACGAGCTTGCATTATTTCAGCAGCCAAAGACGGTGAATTTTTTGTGCGAATCATTCGCGGAAGTGAAGCAGGACCTATGGGCTTTGCTGTTCAGATGATTGATGCACAACGTTGCCCTATAAGTTTCAGTGACCATCAAACCAAAACAGGAAATTTTATTCGTCAAGGTATTGAATTTAATCAATATGGTCGTCCAGTGGCTTATTACTTTGATTCTGCAAATGCTCAAGAAACTCAATATCGTTTTGGTTCAGCCAATTATATTCGTGTGCCTGCTGAAGATGTGATTCATGGGTTTTTGGAAGACATTATTGGTCAAAAACGCGGTTTGCCATGGACTGCTACAAGTCTATTTCGTATGAAACAACTCGCTGAGTTTGAAGATTCAGCAATTGTGAATGCCCGTACCTCTGCTAATAAGATGGGGTTTATTCAATGGCGTGAGGGTCATGGTCCTGAATTTGATGAAGATGAGGACGAAATCCAAATCGAATCGCAAGCGGGGGAAGTTCCAGTTTTGCCAGAGGGTGCAGAATTTAAAGAATGGTCGCCCAATTATCCAAACGGTGAGTTTTTACCATTTCATAAAGCTATGTTGCGCTCAATGGCCGCTGGCATGGGTGTTTTATATAACAATCTTGCTTCTGACCTAGAGGGCGTGACCTTTTCTAGTATTCGGCAGGGCACATTAGATGAGCGTGAACACTGGAAAGAATTACAACAATGGCTGATCGAAAGCTTAATTGAACCAATTTATTACGCTTGGCTTGAATATTCCTTATTAAAGGGTGCGATCAGTAAAGGCAATGTGTTACTGAAAGCCGTTGATATTGATCGATATAAATCTGTGACATGGCAACCGCGCCGTTGGCAGTGGATTGATCCATCCAGTGATGTTGCAGCAGCAGAGAAATCTAAAAATAACATGTTGGTTTCACCTGGTTCATTAATACGTGAGCAAGGACGAGATCCACAAACCGTATGGGCAGAAATTGCCAGAGATACTCGCGCCATGATTGATGTTTTGGTGGAGCAGGGCATTAGCAAAGAAACTGCTGAAGAAATGATTTTGGCAAGTATGGGTAAAAAACCAGTGAGTGGCGCAGTAGGCCGACCAAAAGAGGGTGTGTAATGCAAAAATATAAACTTCGATCTTTAATCGGCTTAGTTATGCAGCGTGATGGTTCTCAGACCAAGCCTTTACCAGATTTTAACAAAGACAAACTGGTTCGTAGTTATGTAGTTGATGATTTTAAGGTTGATCTTGAAAAACGCACAGTCGAACTTTCTTTTTCAAGTGAAACTGAAGTTGGGCGTTGGTTCGGTGTCGAAATTCTGGATCATAGTCAGGGGGCAATTGATTTATCCCGATTGAATAACCGTGCGCCTTTCCTGATGGATCATAACTCACGTGATCAGGTGGGTGTGGTTGAGAGTGCGTGGCTGGATGTTTCTCAGCGTAAAGGCCGTGCCATTGTTCGCTTGAGTAAATCTGCTCGTGGAGAGGATATTCTCCAAGACATTAATGATTTAATTCGTACAAAAATTAGTGTGGGTTACATCATTAACAAGGCCATTTTGAAAGAACAGCGTGAACACGATGATGTGTATTTAATCACATCATGGCAACCGTATGAAATTTCATGTGTTTCTATTCCTGCGGATGATGATGTTGGGGTGGGTCGTTCAGGTGAAAAAGTGAATAATGAAAATAATCCTGCGGTTGCACAAAATGATCCTATAGCAACTATTCCAGCGAATCAGCAAAGAGCATATCGTATGAATTGGGATCATTTTACTGATAAAGATGGCAATTACTGCCGTCAACAAATCAATGACAAAGGTGAGCGTTTTGGTGCAATCGAAATTGTTCGTGCAGCCGATGATACAGCAACCCGTGGTGCAGACCAGGAACATAATCGTGTTCGTGACTTGTTAGCACTAGGTAAAAAATACAACATGCCTGAGCTTGCCGCTGAGTATGTTGAACAACGTAAATCTCCAGCAGAATTTCAAACTGCAATTTTAGACAAAATGCATGAACGTCAGGGCAAACCTATCACTGAGCCTACCAAAGCCAATGATGCAAATTTAGATTTAACTGATGATGAAGTGCTTAACTTTTCGTTATTCCGTGCTATTCGCGCTTTACGTCCTAACGCTTCAGCAGCAGAACGTGAAGCTGCTGCATTTGAATTTGAATGTAGTGCAGCAGCAGAGAAAGCTTACGGACGTACCGCGCAAGGGATTTTGATTCCATCTGATGTGTTAGGGCGTTCTTTACCTAAAGACGTACAGCAACGTGCGTTTAATTTAGGTGGAGGTACTGGTGCAGGTGGTGCGTTGTTAGGTACTGATCATCGCGGTGATATGTTTATTGAACTTTTGCGCAATCGAACCACGATTATGCAATTGGGTCGACATATGGCTGGACTCGTTGGGAATGTTGAAATTCCAAAAGCGACTGGTGCTGCTACTGCTTATTGGGTAGGTGAGGGTGAAGACGTTACAGGCAGCAACCCTACCACTGGCCAACGTGAGTTAAAACCAAAAACAGTCGGTTCACGTGTTGATATTACCCGTAGTTTATTGCAACAAGCATCACCAGATGCTGAAAGTTTAGTCTGGGATGACATTAATCAGGCTATTGCTTTAGCGATTGATAAAGCTGGTTATTATGGTTCTGGTACTGATAAGCAGCCATTGAGTTTAAAAAACATGTCTGGTTTGAATGCGGTTACTTTTAGTGCAGTCAATCCAAGCTACGCTGAATTCGTAGATATGGAAAGCCAGATTGCAGCAGACAATGCCAACGTCAATAGTATGGCCTATGTAATGAACTCCGTTATGCGCGGGCACTGCAAAACTACACCTAAATTTGGCTCTGGTACCGAAAGTGTAATTTGGGAAGCGGGCGGAACTGTCAACGGTTATCGCACCGAAATTACTAATCAAATTGCAAACGGTGACGTATTTTTCGGTAACTTCAATGATTTGATTATTGGCTTGTGGGGTGGATTGGATATTACGCTTGATCCGTACTCTTTAAGCTCAAGTGGTGGTCTACGCATTGTGGCATTCCAAGATGTCGATTTTGTTCTGCGTAATAACGAATCAATCTGCTATGGCAAGAAAGCACCTTAAGGTGCTTTTCCCACTTATTTTATAATTTTTGGATAATTCTATGAAAAAAATTCTAATCGCGCTTACTTCAGCAGTTGTTATTGCAGGTGAAATTCGCAAAGCAGGTGATGAGGTTGAGGTGGATGAAGCATTAGCAAAAGATTTGTTGCATCGTGGCCGTGGAACATTGGTTGAGGCTAATGATGAAGAAATTGACTTGGCAACTCTGACCAAAGCACAACTGGTTGAGTTTGCATTGCATGAGTATGAACTTGAGCTAGATGCATCTTTAACCAAAGAAAAATTGATCGAAGCGATCCAAGCGGCTGCGGAAGCAGAATAATGCCTGCGCCAAGTTGGGAAAATCTGGACGTTTTTTTGCAGGGTGATGCTGTTGGAGGTTTTGCTGTTCAAGCCACTGTAACGTTGCGTCGCACAGGTGAAGAACGTGTCATTACTGGCATTTTTGATGAACCTTATTTGAATGCCCAGCTTGGTGAATATGAGGTTGATGATGCTCAACCTCGTTTTACTTGTAAAGAAGTTGATGTAGTCGGCATACGAGCCAAAGATATTTTGCGGCTCAATGGTCGTGAATTTTATGTGATGTCGTATCCTCAACAAGATGGTACGGGGTTATGCATTTTAAAGTTGGAGTATGAGGATGATCCGACTTGATATTCGTGCCGATGGCATTCAAACCATTATTGATCAGTTGCAGCCGAGTCTAAAGGATGCACAAATCGCTTTAAAGCGCACTCTTAATAAAATGGCCAGTTGGTTAAGCACACGAACAGCCAGAGGCTTGAGCAAAGAACTTATGCTCACGCAAAAAATCATTAGGCGAAGATTAAAAAAAAGCACCATCACCAAAACAAGTACAGGGTTTTCTATACGTTTGTTTTATGGATTGAATGATGTGTCATTGATTCATTTAAACCCAAAGCAAACGAAAACAGGGGTTACAGCCAGTAAGCGTAAAGTGGATGGGGCATTCATTTCAAAATCAAAACATCAGGTATTTAAGCGTACTGGTAAAGCCCGTCTACCGATTGAAAAACAGGTTGATGTGATTCAGCCTAAGGCTAATAGCTATCTTGAAGGTACTGAATTTAATTCGGTTAGTTTTGAAGAACAGTTTTTTAAGATTTTGGAGCATGAGCTTAAATGGCAAATGAAATGGATGGGGTAGATCTTACGATTTTACATGACACCATCGAGCAGAAACTTAAGGAGCAATTTCCACAATTTAAGATTGTTGAATTTTATCGCGAGGAAGAAGAACGCCGTGCGCCTAAAAAAGAATTTTTGCCTGCGTTACTGCTAGATTTACCTGAGTTTGAGTTAGACCTTGAGAATGATGCAGGGTCAGAACAGCTACCGATGATTGCACGTTTTGAAGCACGAATTATTGATACTTTTGATCAAGATAAAGCCAAGCTTAAAATTAGAACATTGGCGACTCAACTTGCCTATTACATTTTTAAAAATAAGCGTTTTCATGCACTGAATAACGTGGCTGTTGGACCAGTAACCGTAGATGCCGTGACACAGGATGATTTTTTCCCTGAGTTAGATCGTTTTGAAGTATGGCGGGTCGATTTTTCGATGCAAATTTTGATTGGTGACAATATTTGGAAACAAACAGGTGAAGTGCCAACACCTGTCTATAGTCATTCGCCTCACATCGGTTTTGGTCATGAAGATGATTATAAGGAGATTATATGAGTGCTTATGCTGCTGCTCAAACAGATCGAATTATGGGAAATCTGATTCGATATGGTCGCATTGAGTCTGTTGATTATGAGTCTGGTACCGCCACTGTTGATTTTGATGGTGAAATTATTGAGGGTTTGGTCTGGGCGGTTACACGGGCAGGTGATGACCGAGAGTACCATGCGCCAAGCAAAGATGAGCAAGTGTGTGTTTTATCGCAAAGCGGAGATTTGGCACAAGGGGTGATTGCTTTTTCAATATCGCAAGAACGATTTCCCAATGCGGGAACAGATCAAAATCCAAAAACGGTTTATGCCGATGGCACGGTGGTTGAGTACAACAAGCAAAGTCATACCCTTTTGGTTGATGCCTCTCAATCCAGCGGCCATGTAGTCATCAAGTGTGGTTCGGCAACAGTTGATTGTCCTGATTCTAATTTTACTGGGAATGTCACTATTAGTGGCTCTCTCAATGTGGCTGGTGCATCCAAAATGTCTGGAAATGTGGAATTTACGGGCGGCTCTGTCAAACATGGTGGTAAAGAGATTGGCTCATCGCACAAACACTCTGGCGTTCAAACAGGCGGTGGCAATACGCAGGGAGTTGTATAAATGGGCATGAGTCGAGCAAATGGACGAGAGCTAACAGGTATCGAGCATCTACGCCAAAGCATTATCGATATTTTAACCACACCACTTGGTACTCGTGTCATGCGCCGTGATTATGGCTCACGTTTGTTTGAGTTGATTGATGCGCCCGTCAACCGAGAAACTTTGGTTGATATCTATGCGGCTGTTGCAGAGGCTTTAAATAAATGGGAAGACCGTTTGCAATTGCAGCAAGTGGATATTACCAGTGCCAAAATTGGGCAATTGATTTTGAGCTTAACTGGTAAATATGTTTTAGACGGCAAAGTAATCAAGATCGATGGGATTGTTATTCAATAAAGGTGGAATATGGCCGGTATTAATTTTAATCAACTTACTCCACCTCAACTGATTGAAGATTTAAGTTTTGAATCAATCTTGGCGGAACGTAAAGCCTATTTTTTATCGCTTTATAGTGATGAAACTGAACGTGCAGAAATGACTAAAACCATTGCGCGTGAATCAGAACCTGTTACCAAATTACTTGAAGAAAGCGCATATCGAGAATTGATCTTTAGACAACAGCGTAATGAAGATGTCAAAGCATTGATGGTGATGTATTCAAGCGGATCAGATCTGGATAATCTGGTGATCGATCGTAATATTCAGCGATTGGTGATTAGTCCTGCGGATAATACGGTGGTACCGCCTTTGGCCGCAGTCATGGAAACGGATGATGATCTGCGTTATCGCTATATTTTGGCCATGGATGGTTTGAGTGTTGCGGGTCCAGAATCCTCTTATAAGTTTTTTGCGCATTCTGCGGATGGGCGTGTGGGTGATGTATCGGTTGTTTCACCAGAAGCAACGCCGTATGTGTTGGATATTTATATTCTTCAGAATGACTCAGAAACGGGAGCAGCTTCTCAGGAATTGGTCAGCATTGTACAAGTTGCATTAAGTGATGAAACAGTAAGGCCTTGTTGTGACCGCCCGACAGTGCATTCTGTCAATATCGTCAATTATAGTGTTCAAGCCGTTCTCTACGTTGCTCAGACTGCCAAAAATAGCACTTTGTTGCAGCAAGCTATGGACAATTTAAATCAGTATGTGAAAGAACAGCGCCGTATCGGTCGATCCATTCGCTTAAGCGCATTGTATTCAGTTTTGCATATTTCTGGGGTTGAGCATGTTGAAATTATTCAGCCTGCTCAGGACGTTATTTTACATCAGTCGCAAGCGGGTCATTGCATCAATATTGATATTCAACTGAGGGCATATGAATGAGTCAATTATTGCCCGCAAATGCAACCGATATTGAAACTAAGTTAAGTGATAGCCGAAAAACTGAAATTGAGTTAGAGCAGCGACTTAATGTTTTAATTAATATTGATTCGGTGCCAGATCAATTTCTAAATTATTTGGCCATTCAACATTCGGTTGACTATTGGCGTAATGAATGGAGTCCATCATTAAAACGAGCAGTTCTAAAGCAGTCCTTCAATCGACATAAAATGAAAGGTACACCATCGGCAATTAAGAAAGCACTGGAACCTTTTGGCTATACAACCACTTTGGTGGAATGGTGGCAAACCAATCCGCAAGGTAAACCAGGTACTTTTTATTTAGAACTGGACTTAATTGGTAAAGAACTGAATGAAGAAGTGTATAAGGAAGTTAATCGCTTAGTTCGAGAAAATAAACCTGCTTCAAGACATCTTTCAAATCTTCAGATCACCACTAATCCGATTTTGACGATTTGCAACCTTCTTGTTCATCAAACAGCGTTTACTTTTTCGAGCGAGCCAAAAGCATGAGTGAATATTACAATGTAACAACCAATGCAGGTGATGCAGCGATTGCAACTGCGATTGCTAATAACAACAAATTAAATATAACTCATGTGGCATTTGGTGATGGGAATGGTTCGGTACCCACACCAGCCAAAACCCGTAGTGCTTTGGTGCATGAAGTACATCGTCAGGCAGTCACTAAATATACAAAACATCCGAGTATTGCTAATTATATTGTGATTGAAACGATTATTCCATCAAGTGTCGGAGGATTCTGGATCCGTGAAATGGGGATAATTGCGGATAATGTTCTGATTTCGCATGGTTCTCATGCTCCATTTTTTAAAGTGTCTGATCCTGATGGGGTGAGTGAATATCGTTTGAAATTTACTCAAGATGTGCGTGATGGGAGTGTTGTTGAAATTGTTTTAGATGAGTCGCTTATTTATGCTTCACAGGAATGGGTCAATAACAACTACATTCGACGCAATGAAATCATCGATAATCTAACAACGGATGATGCAGCAAAGCCATTAAGTGCAAAGCAGGCCAAAAAGTTACAGGATGAAAAGTTTGCCAAGTCTGGGGGGGATATATCTGGAAGCGTTCGACAAAGTGCAGAAGATGTACATTTTACATTCGGAAGAGATGACGACATCGGATTTGTAAAAAGTGTTGGAAACAAAGCAA